CCACATAGCACCATCGGCTGCAGTGAAGGTCTCGTCAACACTTACGGTAGCAGCCGAGATATAGAAACCTTCTACTGCAGGGTCTTCTGGCTGCAGCAGTACTGCGAAGTGGTGGTCAACAACACCATCGACAGAGGGGAACGGAGCTTGACGCTTCTTAGCCTTACGGATATTGAACGCCAAGGTGTAGGTCGAACGCTTGTACTTTACGTCCTCGTTCTCACCACCCTCAATCTTTGCCTCAAGCTTGTCACCCTTCTCGGCTGACAGCTCTGTAGAGTCCTCAACAGGAGTAGGCAGCTCAATCCACTTTTCAGCATTCTGACCAGTCTGCTCACCATCGATGTCCTTGATGAAAATTCGGGGCTTACCCCATGCAATATTTGCCATAGTCTAATTCTCGTTAATGTGTTCATATAAAAGTTTGATGTTAATCACGTGAGAATGCGCCTCTTCTACCTTGTAGGTATGGAAAGCTGAATTATCGCTAGTGTCAATACAGACACGGGCATCATCGACACGAAAGACCTCTAGAACTCGTGCCGCCACCTCCTCTAACTCGTCACAACGGCTTCCGTCTTTATGATACTGACCATCCTCTTGAAAGTCTGGCACCCATATATTGACGTTAACCTTTGTACGCTGCCTTTGGCGTGGCAGATTCGCAAGCGACTTGATAACGATGTCCTCCTTATCAGAGTTGACAGGACGGTCTATTGACTTATACACCTCGCCACTTATTGATGCAGCAAGTTCCGACCCTTTGATGTACTTGAATATCCCGTTTAGGATTGCTCCTTCTGTCTGTATCATAACAGCTTGCTAATTCGCTTCTCTGCATTTTTCATTGCCATGTCGAGGTATTTCTCAACCTCGGCTTTAGCCCATAACTCAGTAGATGCTAACACATCCTTACCCTCGATAGCTTCAACATAATCGGCATAGCTCATACCTGCAACAACAACCAAAGCATACACATTGGCATACATCGATGATAAGGAGTCGAGGTAACGCTTGCCTTGCGAGCTTCCGAAAGAGCCAGAAAAGACAGCATCAAATGCTGACTCAATATACTTCTTGCCCTTTGCATAGACTCCGTAACCTATGGAGCTTCTGAGATTGCCTGTACGGTCTATCCAGCTCTCCTCGGCACTTCTGTCCTTAATCCTTGCTTCACACTGCTCGCCAAGATAGGCGAGAGCTTTACACATTTCTTCATGAACAATGTCAGCTATCTGCTTAATGAGCTTATCAAACTCACTCTTCGATGTTGTACATTTGATGCCCATGACGGATTACACCCACAAGATACAATATGTCTGATACCTATGAAAACCCTTGACGACGAACTCCTTGCTTAACTGGCCGTTCTTCTCCAACTTAACCTTCTCTCCTGCATCGATGTGCCTGCAGTTTAGGTCGTAAATCCATACTGAGTACGAATAGCTAACGGTCTTGCCATCACCAAAATCACGTGTCTCGGCAGCACCAGCAGGAACGACATCACAACGGATATATTTAACGTAATTCGTTTCTCCCTTGTGCCTATTGCCATTCTCGTCAACATAACCGCCTGTGGTGGTCGATGTATGCAAGAAACACGGTGTCCTGTTGAATACACCCATCTGCTTATCCTCCCCAATGTACGGTGGGCTCTTCGATATCCTTCTCCTCCTCACCAATTTCACCATACAACTTGTTAGCACGCTTTAACAGCAGCTCACGTTGCTTGTCGGTGAGGTTGCCGACACTCTTGCCAGCCTCCGAATAGTTTACAGCTTGAGAGAGTGAATAAAGACAGTCAGCCAAAGCACCCTTGTACTCATTGGTCTCAGCATACTCCTTAGAGAACACCTGCCCTTCTGGGATACCTCGCTTGATGCAGGTCGTTTCCACAAAGTCGAAGGTCATCGGCCAGTGGGTCTCACTCATGAGTGCTTGAATGACTGTCTTCATATCACTTGATTATTTACTGAACGATTGCCGACTTAGCAGCCTCTGTCAATGCAGCCAACTGAGCTTCATTCAGCTTGTTAACAGCACTGATGATAGCCTTATCGGTGTCAGTAGCCTTGAGGTTCGTACCTGCAATATTGTTCAGAATGGTAACGAACTGTGCCTTGTTATAAGTTACCTTATTGATAGTAACCTTAACATCGGTAGTATCCTCGGCCTCGGCCTCTGTATCAACAGCAGCACTCTGAGACAGGTCGAGAACATACAGCTGATCAACATTCTCGATAACAGGAGCAACCATTGCCTGACCTGTCGTAGTCTCACGAAGAGGATTGGTCTCACGGAAGCGAGCAATCAGCTTGTAAGAGTCGATGGTCTGGTAGATAACACCGTCTACGGGGTTGTCCTGCTCAGCAAGACGGCCATAGATAAGAGTACCAACATAGTCGCTTGTTACGAAGATGATGCGGTTGTCGTCCCAAGGCTTAACGCTCTGACGCTTGCCATCACGCTCAACGATAACAGAACGGTTAACCTTCACAATCTGTACACCGCCAGTCTCATCGGCAAATGCCTCGTCGAACTTGCTAGCGATAGGTACAGGCAGCGAAGTATTGTCTGTGAATACCTGTCCGTTATAGTTGGCAACCAGCTCCTTGGCCTCACGGGTCTGACGCAGCTTGTCATAGGTCATCTTAGACATCCAGATGTTGGTGATAATGTCACCATTCTCTTCGGCCTTCTCAAGAACACGCTTGATGTCCTCAAGACTAATCTGACCCTTCTCAGTTGCATAGAACGTGTTCTTCTCGAAGTAACGATAGTTCAGACGGAGCAGAGCACCATCATTGTCATCGTCCTTGATAGCCACGTAACCACGGCTGAAACCATACAGGAAGTTGTACTCATTACGCTCGTCAATACCATTTGCACAGGCAATGGGGTCATTGGCAAGCTTCTTGGCAATTAGGTTGGCATTACCAGGCTGAGCCTCCATGATACGCAGAGCAGTGATGTCTGATTCCTTCAAGACACGGCTGATACCAATCTTCGGCAGCTTACCATTTGCGGTAGCAATGGTGTCGCGCTTCTTGATAGGCAGGGGCGAGTCCATAGAAACGAAGTCGGCAGCTACATAAGTGGTATCAGCAGTTGTGCTCTCCCACTTGTTGTCAACAGAATATTCTCTACGCAGGTGGTCTTTGTAGAGATAAGTGAGGTTCTCGTGCTTGTGGTTCACCGTCTCAATCAGACGCTGAAGCTTCGGCATGAACTTCTTCAGATACTTGGAAAAAAGTGATTCTAACATAACTTACAGCTTTTTAATTGTCGTGATTGAAAACGATTGTGGGAACAGCAGCCTTGAATGCAGCCTTGATTGGCGTGATGTCGAAAGGCAGAGCCTTGTCATTAACCTCACCAATAGTCAGAACGGCTACAATAGCCTCAGAAGTAAGCTTACTTGCCTCGCAGATGCCTACATATTCAGCACCCTGTGGCAGAGAAGCATAAGCACCGTTGGCGACAGGCATAGGCATAAAGACATCCTTGCCGTCGACAACCTTACGAATGATTACGTGGCCGCAGCGAACATACTCTTCGTTGAAACCAGTAACATCGAGAACGACACCACCCTTCAAGCCGTCAACGTGCTTGCGGATGACAATAGGGTCGTTACCGAAACCAAATGTTTCCTTGTTCATTGTCGTTTAGTTTTTG